GCCTCGGACTGTAACGCGTGAGCGAACCCAGTCCGGCAGCACTGCCTTAAGGTCTGATGGCAGCGCCGGAGCTTCGGGGTCCAGACCCTCCAGTGGGATCACATCGTACATTGAAAAATCATAATCGATGTCACTCAACTGGTACTTCTTGTTACTAACATTTAGTACAAGTCGTTTAGGGCCGAACAGTTTGTCAAAATAGGGTAAGAATTTCTTAAGCCTATCGTCAAACGGAACGAGCGCCTCATATACCTCCCTGGTTAACCAGTGAGGATGGAGGTCAGTAGCAAAGCTCATGTCCTGGCTATAGAAACTATGGTCAGATTTGAACTCGCTACGCCGTTCACCACCGAAGCACTCCGTCATACGTTTGTCATTGATCAGAATATGGTCAATGACACGACGGAGCATCTGCTGCATGAGGTTACATGCAGTCAGAGAACAGGTTGGAAATCGGGTTTTTAATCCCTTTTCCCCCGCTTCAATTGGGAGTACTGGAACATGATCAATTTGATCCATGGCCCACATACATCCACGCTCTAAAGCGTCCTGATGTTGAGTCCCACTCTCCAACATTTTTAATGTTGACTGATAAGACTCAGCTTCAGGCTTATTGTAGCGGTCGGCACCCTTCCACTTAGCAACGCCCGGCGCTAATTTTAGCGACGTACGTGTCACGTCGAACATACTTTTCTTATAAAAGACTGATATGTCGACATCCTGGAAGCCATCCTCCCAAGGGACCAGACCTTGCTTTAGGAAATATCCTATGCAGGTAAGGTCCGCAACTGCGGCAACGTGGCCACCACGCACACGGGTATACCCGAGTGCAGCGTGACCCGATGGCGCAGTGCGCAGGTTGGCCAAGCCTTTGGCTTTGGGAGCTAGCCGCGCGAATTGTCGCGTGACAAACTCCTTCCAGGAAGGCTCATGTGGGACGGGCGTGCTTGTTAATCGTTTAACAAGCTCGACAATGCCGTCACCTGTTTCCCGGAGGGGAGCCGGGAGTGAACGAGCCACGTATGAAAATGCGAGGCCCATCCACTTCTCCGTGAACGGGGCCCCGAGGTGGTCCGCCGGCTTAGGCCGGTCGAAATACCATCCTCGGAGTCCAGATGCCAGCTGCTTAAGCCGCATGGCAGTCTCTTCAGGGCGCTTAACCAAAGCCACCTTGAACCGATTCACGGCACGGACATGGTTACTATTAAGTAGCCATGTTCG